GCCGCAGCTGCTTGCCAAGGCTGAGCCTGCCAAGGCGCCGCTGGTTGTGTCGGCCATGACGATCGAGAAGGGCCAGGAGGAAGCGCTGGGCGCCAGCGTGCCGCAGCAGGAAGACCTGTCGAAGCTCAGCGGCGAGGATAAGACACTCGCCCTGATGAAGCGCCAGCAGCAGCATGGCAAGCCGCATATTCCGGAGCGTAAGGCGCCGGGGCCTGGTTAAGTTTGACCCCGAAACACACAAGAGTTGGTTTTTGAAAGATTTTTCTTGACGCGGCGACCACCAAACCGCCCGTTCTGACCATCGGAGCCGCAAGGTTCCAGCTCATCACACCCGGCCAGAGCAACCGGACCTGCCCCGTAATAGCCGCTGGGGCGCGGCGCGGCCGAAAGCCGCTCTGACACCACAGGTGTGATTATGTCCGATACCCTTGCCGCCCTCCGGGCCGCGCTTGCGAAAGGCGCAACCGCCCAGGACCTGAACAAAGCCGCGACCTTTATCCAGTCGACCTCGGCCACCACGGGTCTTACCGAATACGACCTCGAACCGGTTGCGAAAGAACTCTACCCGGTTCTGACGCCGCTGCTGAAAATGATTCCGCGTGTCTCCGGTCACGGTGGCATCCAGGCGAACTGGAAGGTCGTGAAGTCGATCTCCGGCGTCGGCAACAACCTGGGCGTCGGCGAAGGCCAGCGCGGCAAGAGCGTCGCCGTGACGACCGGCGACTACTACGCCGCCTACCGCTCGCTGGGCAAGGAAAGCTCGCTCACCTTCGAAGCCGAGGAAGCCGCGGAAGGCTTCGACGACCTCAAGGCGCGTGCCGTTCACGTCCTGCTGCAGAGCAAGATGCTGGGCGAGGAAGCGATCCTGCTGGGGTCCAACTCGATCTACGGCCTCGGCACCAGCCCGACGCCCTCCCTGGTCACCTCGACGACCGGCGGCGCGATTGGCGCATCCGCGGCCTGCTACGTGGTCTGCGTGGCGCTGACCTATGACGGGTATATCTCCTGGGCGGCTGGCGACAATGCCGGGACTGTGCTAGGCCAGTACACCCAGACCAACGCGGACGGCACCACGACAACGGTGAATGGCGGCGCGGCGATTGCCTCGGCTGCCGCCAACATCACCACGGGCGCAGGCTCGACCAACTCGGTCACCGCGTCGCTGACGACACCCAAGCAGGGCGCCTACGCCTATGCCTGGTTCGTTGGTTCCTCGGCCTCGGCCTCGGCGCAATGGCTGTATAGCGTCACCACCGTTGCCCAGGTCCTGATCACCTCAATCCCCGGCTCCGGCCAGGCACTCGGCACCACGTTCACCGCCGACTACAGCCAGAACACCCTGGTTCACGACGGCCTGCTCGGCTTCTGCGGCAATCCGGCCAATGGCTCGTATTACGCAGCGGCGACCAACGGCGCCGGGCTGACGCCTGACGGCTCCGGCGGCATCGTCGAGTTCGACACCGCGCTGAAATACTTCTGGGACGTCTGGCGCCTGTCGCCGGATGCGATCTACGTCAACTCCCAGGAACTGAACTATATCCGCAAGAAAATCCTTGCGGGTCAGACCTCGGCGAACGCGACGCGCTTCGTGTTCGACGTGCAGCAGGGCACCATCACCGGTGGCGGCATGGCGAAGGGGTATCTGAATCCCTTCAACATGAGCGGCGTGGCCAAGAGCCTCGATCTCGTGCTGCACCCGAACATGCCGCCCGGCACCGTGCTGTTCGTGACGCACAAGCTGCCGTACCCGCTGGCGAACATCTCGAACCTGATGAATGTCCGCTGCCGGCGCGATAATTATCAGATCGAATGGCCGCGCACCAATCGGCAATACGCTTATGGCGTCTACTCGTCCCAGGTTCTGCAGCACTATTTCCCGCAGAGCATGGGCATCATCACCAACCTCTCGGCTGCGTAACCAGGCGGGGCGCTCTAACGGGCGCCCCTCCTGCCGGCCAATCCCGATAGAGAGGAATCAGCACCGTGTTTTTCAAATCGCCCAACCCGGATTATTCCGGCGTCGCCGTCCACGGCAAGCAATTCGATGTCGTCGCCGGCTTTATCGAAATTCTCGAAGAGGAATTCACGCCGGCCATCGAGGCGACGCTGGCGAGCCTGGGCTTCGTCAAGGCGGAAGCCGCCGAGGTTTCGGCCGTCGTTACGGAAGTCGGCGCCAATGAAGCCATGAAGACGGAAGCCGCCGAGCGTGCCGCGATCATCGAGGAAATCCGCTCCTGGGGCTTGCGCGTCGATGCCCGCAAGGGGCTGGCGTGGCTGAAGGAATGCTATGAGAAATTCGTGGCGCAGGGGCATATCAAACCGGGTGAGAAGCCTGGCGCCCCGGATGCGCCCGCGGTTGTCGAGCCGATCATCCCGCTGAAAGGCGGTCCCGGCGCGCAGGCGGCGCAGCCAGTGCCGGAACCGGTCTTCGAAGACGATCCGGCGGCGGAAACCGAAGGCGCCCAGCCGGCGGCGACAACCGAAGAACCCGCGGCGGAAACCACCGGTGAGGCTGCGCCGGCGGCGAGCTAACGCCGCATGACCGACCTCACCACCCTCGCCAATGCCCAGGCCTTCCTGCAGGACACCACCTCCGCGAGCCAGGCCTGGGTGCAATCCTGTCTCGATGCCGCCAGCCAGGCCATCATCGATTACCTGGGCCACGATCCGACAACACAGACCCGTACCGAGATCATCGGCGGCAGCAATACCGCCTATCTCTACCCTCGCGCCTCCGGCAAAAACGCGCCGATCTCCGGAATCACCAGCATCAGCATCAACCCGGCGATGTGCGCGCCTGGGCTGAACTGGTTGCCCTGGGGCATCGGCCTGCCGAACGGCATCACGCCAATCGCCGTCGACATCACCACGCTGAATTTCGACGATAACTGCATCTTCTACACCAATGGGTACACGTTCCCGCGGGGCAAGAAGAACCTGACGGTGACCTTCACCTCCGGTTATGCGCTCACGGCCACCAATGGCATTCAGACCATGCCAAACAGCATCGTCCAGGCCACACTCTACACGACATCGGCATTTTTCACGGCGCTCGGCAAGGAAATGAACGCGACCTCCGAAAGCTATTCCGGCGTGCTGTCTCAGGGCTTTTTCCCAACCGGCGCCGGCGCGATTCCGCCAGCCGCCCTCATGCTGCTGAAGCCGTATCGTACGCTCATTCACGCCCCTGCTTAGTAACGGAGGGACGGAAATGAGCGGCACTCTCTCCGGCCGGCAAATCCAGTTTGCAACCGCGGTGAAGCGCCGCGGCACGCTTGTCACGCTGCGCCGTGCCACCACGACGGGCGGACCAGCCCCGCTGGCGATGCCGCCTGTCTGTGAAAACCCGCTGGTCAGCGCCACCAAGAGCCAGGGCAGCACCAGCTTGAATATCAGCGCGGCGGCGGCGAATGGCGCGCTGGTGGCCGGCGATCAGATGGTGATCAACGGCAACACCTATACGATTACGTCCCAGGTTGCCGCGCAGCCGAATAACTCTACGTCGCCCGGTTTCCTGAATGTGCCCTTCGCGCCTGGTTTGCTGGCCAGCGTTGCGGCGGCCACGCCGATCACCTTCATCTTCTCGCTGGACCAGAGCGTGTACGTCACCGTCAGCGGCTATAATCAGGCGCTGATCGACGGCACGGTCATTCAGGCGGCCGACCTGCAATTCACCATCGCCTCCTGGAGTCTTGCGGCCGGTGGCGTGATCGTGCCGCCGAACCAGAGCGACCAGATCATTTTTGATGGCACGCAGTTCGGCATCGTCAACGTGCTGCTGAAGCTCATTCAGGGCACGGTTGTCGGATACCTCATCCAGGCCCGCGCGTAAGACAAAGGGGATTTCAAATGCAAGGTGATCCCGACCAATTCGCCATCGATGTCCGCAAATGGGTCGACAAGGCCAAGAGCAACGTCGATACGGCCTATCAGGCCACCGCCATGCTGGCACTGGCCCGCGTCAAGCAGCTCACGCCGGTCGACACAGGCTTCCTGCGCGCCTCCTGGACCATCGTATCTGGCGATTCCGCTGCAAACATCAGTGGCGGCGAGCAGGGCGCGCTTGAGACCGTCGCCAACCTGAAGGCTGGCGACGCGATCTCCCTGGTCAATCCGGCGCCCTACGCCATGCGCATCAATTTCGGGTTCGTTGGCGAGGACAGCCTGGGGCGGCGCTATGACCAGAAGGGGCGTCACATGGTCGAGCAGACGATGGCCGAGATGCCGGAACTGGCGCAGCAGGCGGTGGCCTGGGTGCTGGGCGGCGGGACGCCGTTCACCATAGGCGACCTCGCCAACGGATAGCTGGCGCCATGCTCAGCACCATCAGCAACGCGCTCGACACTTATTTGCAAGCCGAACTGACAGGCAACGCGCTGGATGTCGCCTGGGAAGGGGTGGAATATAATCCTGAGACCGACCGGCCATATCTGCGCGTCACCCTTTCGGCCTACACGCGCATCCCGCAAGGGCCGGGTGCGAACACGATCTTCCTGGAGCGCGGCACCTATAGCGTCGTTGTGGTCTGGCCGGTCGGCGCCGGCAAGGCCCCCGCTCTCGCGGAGGCCGACAAAATCCGGGCGATGTTTCCCCGCGGGCTTTCGCTGACACTTTCGGGCCAGGCGCCGCTGATCGTGCAAGGCACGAGCCTCGCACCCGCTTCCGATACCGGCGACTGGCTGAACGTGCCGGTGATGGTCGGCTGGCTCACCTCCGAGTTCGGGCCGTAGCGGCGAAGCGGCGGCGACCACGCGGCGCGATCCAGGCGGCGGTTTAACCCCGCTCGAAAGGCCCCGCCTCGATGACCTTGCCAGTTACAGCACGCGGCGTAGCAAAGACCCTTGCGGTCCTGGCCGAGACCAGCTTCGGCGTCCAGCCGAGCGGCACCGCGCAGCTGCTGCGCCGCAACCAGTCGATGATGAACCTGCAGGTCCAGCAGATCGACTCCCAAGAAATTTTGCCATCCGAGCAGAAGCGCGATTCCCGCCAAGGGGCGCGCAGCGTCTCCGGCCAGATCATGGCGCAGCTGTCCTGCCTGACCTATGAGGCGCTGTTCGCCAACCTGTTCCGCAATACTTTCACCACCGGCGTTTCGCTGACCGGCATCGCCACCAGCACGCTGGCGGTTTCAGCCAGCGCCGTCACTCTGACCTGCTCGTCATCCAACTTCTTCACCGCCGGCTTCAAGATCGGCGACGTTGTAACACTCTCCGGCCTGATCGCGCCCGTCACCGCCAATAATGGCGTGTATATGCAAATCACCGGCTTGACGACGACCGTGATGACGCTGGCGCTGCCGGCGAACGGTGCGACGATCACCGCCTACTCGACCGGCCAGACCGCGCTGGGTGTTGCCGTGGTCGGGAAGAAGCTCATCATGCCGAGCACTTACTCAGCCGCGACGCTGACGTCGCTGGCCTTCGAGCACTGGTACGCCGACATCTCGGTGTCTGAACTGGCGCTGGGCAACCGCATCACCTCGATTGGCGTTTCGGTGCCGGCTAGCGGCATTGTCGGGCTCAATATCGGTTTCACCGGGCGGCAGCTGCTCTCCAGCGGCACCCAGCAGTTTACCTCGCCGACCGCGCCGACCGTTACCATTCCGCTGACGGCTTCCGGCGGCACGCTGATTCTGTACGGCGCGCCGGTGGCTTATGTCACCAGCATCAACATCAACATCTCGGCCCAGGCGGATGCGCCGCCGGTGGTGGGATCGCCTTATACGCCGAATATCTTCATGGGGACCATGATGGCTTCGGGGTCGATGCAGCTGTTGTTCACCGGCGATGCGACGTTTGCTGATCTGAACAATGAGGTGGAGTTTCAGCTGCAAGTTTACATGACGGATAATCCGGCGGTGAACGCACCGAATTTTATCAGCATTTTCCTGCCAAGAGTGAAAATCTTCTCAGATAACAAGAACGATTCCGACCGCGAAATTGTTCGGTCGGTTAATTTTGTGGCGCTTGAGCAGAGCGTGCTGGGTGGGACCGGGACGGCTTATGATGACACCACGATCACGATTCAGGATAGCCTCGCCGTCTAAGGCTGGCTGATTGCCTCGGCAGGGGGTGGTTGACCTGCCGGGATTGCGTGTGCTCCTTCACGCACGAAACCCCCGGCGTTTTGCGGCGCCGGGGGTGGGGCACAAGCCTAATTCCACGTCGGTTCCGTAGTTAGCAAATCAAGCTGCATTTCCGGCTTCAGAAGCGCCGAGAGTTTTACAAGGCCAGACGGCGTAATCCTTACCTGTTCCCCGAACCTCTCGCTTCCATCTTGCTGGCGAATCGTAAAGCTCTTTTGAACCAGATCACCGGACGCGAGCTTATCCTGATACGCGCAACGGTGATCGGCACCCCGGCGCCGGTATGTCCAGCCGTTCTGATCCATAAAATCGAATAGGTCCTTCGGCCTGACTTGAAGGAGTTTCGCGGCGTCCGTTATGCATATGCTACCTTCGGCGCCGGCAATTCGGTCCAGGCGTTCGGCCTTGGGCGCCAGTACAGCGATCAGGGCGTTTTTCTCGGCGATCTCTTCCTGCGACCAGATCAGGGCTTGGGCGATTGTTTGGAGTTTGGTGAGGGTGCCGAAGCCGGACGAATTCAGTTGCTTCTCCATGGCGTTGAAGGCGGCGATGTAGGCCACCTTAAATTTTAGGGCCTTGACGCCGTTGAACCCCATCGCGAGGAGTGCAAAACCGTCGCGATCCATTTCATAGGCCGCGTCTTCCCTCTTAACGCCGCCGCCTAAGTCGCTGAAAAGTTTAATAAGCGCAAAATGCCCACCCACCATTTCAGGTTCTTTTTCGATCAAATTCCGGATGTCGCGCATTACCTCTTTGTGGCTCTTCTCGAAGAACCTTGCGACATCACGGCTCGTTGCAACCGCAACGTTGCCGCGGGCCGATACAATCGGCATCAGGCTATTCTCATTCGCAGGCGATGTGCTATCGTTCGGCTTGGTCATATACTTCTCCTATATGTGTTTCGCCAGTTTCCGCTGGCGGCAGTTCTCCGGCTCTCAGGCTGAGGTTTCTCGGCTTTGGGGCCGGAGATCACCACACAAGAGAATCGCAGGAATGTGGGATTTTCATCGGTTTGATGTGTTTTGGCAAGCGCGCACGAAAAAACCCCCGAGATTTCTCCCGGGGGTTGATTTCAATGCCGCAGAGCGGCCTTGTTCTGAAGCTCTGGAAACATGTGGCCGAATTCCTTCTTCATGGCCACGGACTCCCAACGGAATCTGTACTTGGACAGCTCGACTCGCTCAACGAAGGTCTGGTGATCTCCGATCAGCGTATCGCCCTCCGCCTCGAACCATTCCGCCGCGGCGTCCGGGTTGAAAAGGAAGCGCTTGGTTTCCGTGCTCAGCCTGAACTCGGCCGCGCGGCCGTTGGCCGTCAGCCATTTTACGCATCGCGCGGTGCAGCGTTTTGCCAGCTGACCGCGCTTTTCGCATACCGCGACCCGCTGCGTGAGCAGCTGAATCATCGGCACGTAGACCGGTGCGGGAAGCGCCGGCTGGTTTGCCGCGATCGCCGCCGAGAGGTTGTCCCGGAGCAGGATCG